ATCAATAAAGGCTTTCTTCCCCATTTGAACGATAGATGCATATTCCATTTCTTCAAAATGTTTTATCAGCTCTTGTTTATTCATTCTTCCACCTCTTCTACTTCTACGAGTGGGCTTTTTAAGAGCCACCCAATTCCTTTTAGGTTTAGCTCGTCGATTGTAAACGACTGCTTAAATTTTAGCTTGTATCGTCTATCGTCTTCGAGCTCGATCATGTATGTTTTTGTTGCCTTATTGAATCTCTTCGAGTTGCAAAGCAGACTCCGCAAGGACTCGATCTTTCGCCCTGTTTGTTCCGCGATCTCTTCCATGGTCCCAAACGCGAGCAGCGTATCGTCTTTATAATAAGCGAACGTGCGGACTTTCATTTCTGATCCCAATAGTTCCACGTCCGAGACTCCGAAATAATCGCATATAGCCTCGATTCCTGTTTTATCTGGTACACGATCACCACGTAACCAGTAATCGATTGTGTTATAGGACCAGCCCAGCTTTCTTGATAGTTGGGCTTTCGTGACTCCTTTTTCGTCCATTAGACGCCTCAGATTCTTTTTCAAGGCCTCGCGCTGTTTTGGATCATATTTCACGTATTCCATCTTCTGACCCTCTTCCCCACTTAAAGATTTGCACGTCGTATTTTTTGCCATCGACCGTAATCAATTCACTAGCTCCGCGCACATCTTCTCTGCCTTCGATTTGTTTTATAAGTTTGACGCAAGTTTCACCAAGAGATAATTGACTTTCTATTTCGTCGTATCTCTTTTCTTCCATCGCCCCAATAACTTCATAGTACGTTTTCTCTTTCATCGTGCCACTCCTTCCGCCTGTTTCTCGAGCCATTCAAACAAGAGCCCGAATTGCTTTACGACTAATTCGTCGTCATTGTACTTTTTGCAGATCTCAGCGATCGCGTCCACGGTCCAAAACCAGTAGCGCTCGGAACCGAATCCCAAAGTCTGGGCAGCTTGGTTATTTCGTGCCATGAAGTCCGGGAGCTCAACGCTAAAGAAATGTATATAATTCATCGTCCCACTCCTCCACTCTGACATAGATCCCCACGACCTCAGACCAAAACTTCTCAGCGATCTCGCTTGCGACTTCTGCGTCATTTTTCCAAAAACCCACCTCAGTCATGCAATCCTTGAATAACTTTTGAAGGTTGTCTGTGTCTGGTGCGGTCGTCTTGTACTGTCCAGTTCGTACTCCCTTAATCATCGGGAAGCACCACTTGACCGTAAGCCTTACTGGTCCTTTTAGCTTGTCTGGTGGAACGTGACGCGCAAGTAAACTCTCAAATTTTGCTCGAGCGTTTTTCAGCTCCTCTGGCTCATAAAAAATTGGCTTGCCATTTCTGACGTTTACTTTTTTCTGTTGGTGCGTTGTCGTCGGAATTTTTTCCATCGGCAAAAAGAACTCAATCATAAGGAATCCTTTCTACTTTCTTCTAATATTCCAAGAGCTCTGCTTATTTTGCCTAAAATACTTGCATAAGATAAAGCAACTTCGATAGGTTCGTTTTGGTTACTCAAGAAAATCTTAGCAGAACTTGTGTCTATCTTTTCAACCATAATTATATGATTGACATTTATATATTTTCCTTGTACTGCAATAAACATTTTTATTTTACCTTTCTTTTTTATTTTATTTTTCGCGCTTAGTCCATGACCCTTGTATATGACAGGGTGCGTTTTAAGCAACCCTGTCTATACAGGTATGGACATGATGGACGACAGGACATTATCTATATATATAATATATAGGTGGCTGTCCGGGACACGACCACGTTTTTATGGTCTTGTCTGTCCTTTTAGGACAAAGACACAACCATAAATTAATGGTGCTGTCTTATTCGGACACGACCACGTTTTTATGGTCTTGTCCTTTTTCTTTTATCAAATTTGAGTTCTTATCGAACCAATATTTTTTAGATGAATTTAATCTGCGAGTAACTGTTTTTACAGAAATTCCTAAATATTCAGCTACCTCTTCTTTCGATGGTGGTTCACCAAAATTCGCATTTTCGACAGCTTCGTCAAACTCTATCAGCTTTTGCTTTTTGTCTTCCTTTGCGTTCTTTTTGCGAGTTTCTTTAGCTTTCAACCAACCCGGCTTATCATCGTCCAGCTTAATATCAGCCAAAACTCCCGAATCGTCCAGAAAATGCACTGGATAGCTAAACCACATATTGATAGGCTTGAACTTGGCAAACTCCCGAAGAGTGCCTTCTACGCGCCACGCTGTCGATATTTCAATCGCTCGACGGGCTTCCTCAATCTTGTCATTCCAAGGCTTCCGATCGAGCACATTTGGAATTGCTTGTTCGAAGTGTGTCCGCATGAGTGCTGGGCTTTGGAGATCGTCGAGGCTTACTTCCTCTTGGTAATATCCAAGGTTGCACGTTTGTAACGCCTCTTTGTAAATTCTTGTAGCTGTATGATTGATCCGTTGAGTAAATAGCTCCTCTGTGACTTCCAATTCTACCAAGTCAATCAACGCGTCCGGATCTCGAGCGAATACTCCCGATCCACTGGCCCGGTCCATTGACTTTTTGCCCCCTTGAGCACCTTTTGAGTGGTGATGGCAATAGATCACCGAGCAGCCGAGCTCTGTTGCTACTTTGTCAAACTGATTTGTGAAGTGTGCCATCTGGTCCGCGCTGTTTTCGTCACCCGTAAGGACTTTATAGATCGGGTCAATAATCACCGCTATATAGTTCTTTTTGAGCGATCGACGGATCAATTTTGGAGCTAACTTGTCCATAGGGACCGTCTTTCCGCGCAAGTTCCAAATATCAATATTTTGGAGATTGTTAGGCTGAAGTCCCATTGCTTCGTACACGTCGCGGAATCTATGGAGACATGACGCACGATCTAGCTCAAGATTGACATATAGGACCTTGCCTTGCGTACACTTCCACTCGAGCCATTTCTTGCCCTCTGCAATTGCGATTGACATTTCGATCAAGCTGAAGGACTTACCGGCTTTTGACGGCCCAGCGATCAACATTTTGTGCCCTTGTCGAAGGACTCCTTCAATCAGCTCGGGCGCAAGCTCTGGAAGATTGTCCCAGCTATCACCCAGCCCTTCCGGATCTGGTAGATCGTCGTTAAGATCCTCGATGTACTGATACCACTCTTCCCAGTTGTGCTTACCGATATTCGTATCAACTAAGAATTGCTTCTGGCCGTTTCGCTCGAATCCTGGCATACGGGACAAGCGCGACGGGTTACGGTTTTGTGTGTCGACCGAGATCCCGTTTTTCTGACAGATCTTATATAAGTAGTCAACGCGCTTTCTGTATTCCTCATAGTTGCCAGCGTCCACTTTTACGATAGCGTGTAAGGACTTGTTCCCGCTGTACACGAGGGCCACGATCGGCAATTCAAGCTCTTTATAGATCGCGTTTTGCTTTTCAACGCTCATGCTGTCAGACTCAACGAGCGCATAACGATAATCTGTTACGTTCTCGTTTTTGGCTCCCTTACCGTCTAACGGATTGAATCGGATCCACGCGCCCGCTTCCTTGTGATAGTCCCCGAGGACTGCCCCAATATCGCCGTTACACTTGGATAGTTGCTCGATCAGTTGCCCCGCTGTCCGGTCATACGCTCCCTTGGTTGGAAGCCATTTCTCGATCTCGCCCGTCTCGTCGTTTACTTTTGGATAAGATTCAGTAACATAACCGACATTTTCAGACGATTCAAACAAGGCCTCGAGATATTTAATAATCTCTTGTACTGGGTTCCAGTTCGTAGGCTCATGAATCTCTTTCCCCTCGATCCAGCTCTTATCAATCAAGCGATAGTCTCGATCGATTGTGTCGTTCCAATCGAGTTCATGAGCTCCATCGCTATCGCTTGAGTATGGATTCACCCAGCCGTGATCTTTTGCGAGCTGGACAATCGTCCCACCCGTTACGATCGAGCCGGCCTCTTCATTGAAGGTGTCCCACTTCTTGAAACACTCAAATTTACGGTACCGGGCCGGATCGCGTAAGGACCAGTTATCCCAATCGGAAGCTGTGTACCCTTCGTGTTTTAAGGCGAAGCCGACGTTTATCCATTCTTGATAAGACAGAATCGAGGGGTCGATATAGTCCAGTAATGGTAATAAGTCAAATTCTCTTTCGTTATTCATTAAACCCCTCTATTTCTTTTTTTAGTTTTCTTTCTTTGCTGCTGCCATTCCGAGGCTCAATCCCAAAAGTCCGAGGAGGCTGATCGCGATTCCGAAATCTGATCCCGTATTAGGGAGTTTTGCTGGCGCGCTGTACGCTTTGACTTCTTCAGATTCGTTTCGCGTGGTTTGCGCGTGATTTTCAACGCGATTAGTGATTTTCACTTCTTCGGTTTTTGGCGTTTCTTTTGGCGCTGGTGTGTTTGGCTTATCAGTTGTTTCGTTTGGTGTGTTTGGCTTGTCTTGTTTTGGCTCTGGAATATCGATCACTAGTTCCGGCTTATCCAAGACGGGAGCTGGGGGAAGTAGCGGAATATCCTCAATATTGATTTCTGGTTTATCCAATACCGGAGCGTCGAACGGTACGACTCCGCCTTGCCACTCGGGCTTATCAAGTTGTGGCGCGTCAAACGGTGTTGTGCCACCTGTCCATTCCGGCTTATCTAAAACCGGAGCCGGAGGCATAAGCGGGATATCGTTAAAATCGATTGATGGTTTTTCATATTTTGGCGCGTCATTTGGAATTTCCCAGACTGGTTTGTTTTCTCCGGACGCGTCGCCCTTGCCTCCGACGAGTTGAACATAGCTATATGAAGTAGCTCCATCTGTTTCGGCTTTGAGCTCGACTTTATTCGTCGGGTTTGTTGAGTCCTTAACGGCATTAATCAATTTAGTCTTGTAATTTAGATAAATCATATGATCGAGACGATCCATTGTGATTGTGAAGCCATGATCTGACTTACTAATAGATTTCACGAGATCCATAGCAGATCCTTTATCGATCCAAGGATCTACGCTTTCAATATTCTTGATTTCAAAATAGTTATCAACTAGTTTTTGGTTTTCGCTCATTTCGTCAATGATTTTCACATAGTTTAGGACTTTGCGTGCATAATTGACGCGTACAGTCCAGTTGATAACCGTCGGGTCATTTTCATCTTGACTCCCCCACTTAGAAAGGAGCTCATCTTTTCCAATCACTTGCTCTTTGCCGATTTGAGCCGTCACGACTGTGCCATTAAAGTTTGCGCTCACGGGCTGCCCGCTTTGGACTTTATCAGTCCATTTTGCGTCCATTTTAAGGCTCATTTGCTTGTTTAGAGGGTGGTTTTTGAAATAATCGTTAAATACAGTTGTCACTGTCCCGGCTTGGCTGTCCGCGGTAGCTTGACCGACAACGGCATTTTCTGGATTATGTACGTCAAACGTGAAGCTAGTTTGAAAAGCTACTTCTTCCGGAAGCGTGAACGTTACCTTATCGCCTCCGTTGATCTCGAGATCGTCGGGGAAGTGGACGTTCTTATATTCCACGCTGAAGGGTTGATACTTCCCTGTACCGTTTGACTGATCGACAACGACTTCCGGGTTTTTGACTTCGATCACATTCCCGCTCTTTTCAAAAGTTGTTGGAAGTCCTTCTCGTTCGTTATTCTTAGCTTCAGCGCTTCCTGCTCCCGCGTCATTGCTAGAATTTGTTGGTTGATCTGCTTCCGTTGCTGGAATAGCTGATTCAGTTCCGCTTGCTTCTCCGCTTTGGTTTGTTGCAATCGTTGTTGTCTCTGGCGTGATTCCTCGATCAGACTCATCGGCATTTACTCCCTTAATTCCTAGTGTAGCTGTTGCAATAGTAGCGACTGTCAAAAGTGTTAATTTGTTAGTTTTCATTGTTTTTTCTCCTTTTTTTTAGTTTGGCAAGTATTCGCTTGCTCTGATTCCGTGTGGTATTCTCCACCCGTTCGCTGCGATTCGGTCAATCATGCTTCGAGCACTCTCAAAGCTCCACATTCCGACGTTCCGGAAGCCTCGACTTTCGAGGAAGCGGATCTGCTTCGGTGTCGAAAGCCCTTCACTTTGGCGCTTGTGCAATCGGTCAAGCAATATATTCGCTTTTCCGGCGTTGCCCACTTCGTCGGTGAAAATACCGTACTTCTCGAGGGCCTTGAGTTGTTTTTCGGACGGTGGGGCCATCTCCCAGCCAAAGTTGGGAACATAGCTCGAAAGATCTTCCGCATGGATTGACATTTCGAATTGAAGCGGATCGACGAGCTTTCTCTTACGCTTGCGCATTTCTGCGAGTTGTTTCGCAAGTGCTTCTTCACGTTCTGCGACAACGTCTTCCGCGCTCTTGACTTCCATCTGCTCAAGGTCGATCACGACGCCCGTTTCTTCTTCCATATTCTCGACCATTTTTTTAGTCACTTCCGGACTTTCGCTTATCAAGTGAGCTGGCCGACAAAGCTCATGTCGTTCCGTGTGCCATAAGAAATCAAGCAAAAGAAGCTCGTCTTTCCCGGGGAAGAGACGTGTCCCACGGCCCACCATTTGAGAATAGAGCGCCCGGACCTTCGTCGGTCTTAATACGACCACGCAATCAACCGAGGGGCAATCCCACCCCTCAGTGAGTAGCATTGAATTGCATAAGACGTTATAACGGCCTTTCTCGAAGTCCTCGAGCACTTCGGCCCGGTCTTTCGATTCGCCGTTTACTTCGGCTGCTTTAAAACCTCGCTCGTTTAAAATATCGCGGAATTTTTGGCTTGTCTTGACCAACGGAAGAAAGACGACTGTTTTCTTATCCTTACAATACTTGGCCATTTCGTCCGCGATCTGTACGAGATAGGGATCGAGAGCCGTTCCGACGTCGCTCACTTTAAAATCACCCGCGGACATTGAAACGCTTGAAAGATCGAGATTAATCGGAATCGTTAAAGCCTTAATCTTTGATAGATAGCCCTCTTTAATAGCCTGTACGAGCGAGTATTCATAGGCCAAGCTGTCAAAGTACGATCCGAGGTTCTTCATATCTCCCCGGTCTGGCGTGGCCGTCACTCCCAAAACTTCCGAGTCTTTAAAATAGCCCAGCACTTTTTGATATCCGTCAGATATAGCATGGTGCGCCTCATCGACCACGATCACGTCGAACCAGTCGGGCGGGAATTGACTCAAACGTTTCTCCCGCTGTATAGTTTGGACCGATCCAACGACAACGCGATACCAAGAGCCTATGGACGTGCTTTCAGCCTTTTCTAGTGCCGTACCGAGGCCCGTTGCGGTCTTGAGCTTGTCGCTTGCTTGATCCAATAATTCGGATCTGTGAGCGAGCACTAACACGCGCTTCCCTTCTCGGACTTGATCTTCAATGATCTTTGAGAATACTACGGTTTTCCCCGTTCCAGTCGGAAGGACTAGAAGAGTACGTTTCCGACCTTCTGCCCACTCCTTCTGAACGGCTTCCCGCGCCTCTTGTTGATAGGGTCTTAACTCCATACTTTAGAACCTCCTATATTAGAACGGCCCTCCTGTGAAGCCTCCCTGTGTTTGCGCTGGTTGTTGTTGCTGATATTGTGGCGCTGGTTGTTGGTACGCTGGGGCTTGTTGTCCCGGTTGTGCGTTCAATACTTTCGTATAATCAACGTCTTCGGCATAGATCATACCTTTTACTTCGTTGTACTTGTTGCCGTTGTACTCACGGTTTCCAACCTTACAAACTCCGACTTTTCCGATGATCGCGTTCCAATCCATACGAAGCGGTTCGCCTTTACGTTTTTGTCCGATAGCACCAAAGAACGCTGATAACATTCCCTCGGTTGAACTATGTAAGAAGAGATTGTGACGAAGCTCTGTTTCGCCTTCGTTTGCTACGATGGTAAGGTGTACTGTCGCTTTTGGACAAGCTGGCAACTTGCCGGGGTTTTGAGGGTTCGGCGTGTGACGTCCGCGCTCGTATTCTTTTACTGTGAACCAGTATAGGCCATCTGGTAGAAAGACAAATTCCGAATCTTTTTGAATTGTGTCGTCCCAGCCGAATTCGCGATCAAAGTTGTTGTTAAATTGTTGTTGTGTCATGATGAAATTTCTCCTTTATTCTTATAAATTGTTAGTGTTAAATGGTAATTCTGGATCTTTCCGGACTTGGTTTTTAATGACGTCAAGTGTGGCGTCCCAATTCGCAACGATCATATCCCAATAATTGCTCGGGAAGTTTTCGATCGGCGTTCCCATTGGAAAATGTCCGCGGATATAAGCGACCTCTTGTAATTCGTTTTCCGTTACGTTGTTAGGCGCCATTAAGTCGACCAACGCTTGTGGTAAGAGTCCCGCTTGTGGAGCTCGTCCCATTTCTTGGGCCACCTCTTGAGCGACCTCTTGCAATTGCTCGTTGATGTTTTGTTTTGTTTGTTCTGGCGTTGGCTGTGGCTCTGGTTGTGGAGCTGGCGCCGGTTGTTCGGTTGGTACGGGAGCCGGTGCGTTGAAGATATGGGCCACGCTCTCAAACGTGAACGGTAGCTGATCTGGTAAGCCGTGACGGTTCTTTGCGTCCCATGCTGGGCGGTGGTTCGTGTACATGACACGCTCGCCCCCTTGGGCTTTTTTCTTCCCGGCATCTGTGGTCATGACGATTGTCTTATAATTCGCGAAAAGAACCATATCGGCCCATTCCTTGACCAGTGGAGCCGTCTTTGAGCTGGTCTTTTGCCCGAGTTTTAACTCGTATCGGTCATAAGATCCCATCTCGTCCGGTTGCTCGAATTTTTTGATTTGTGCGTGAGCTGTCAAAACGACATTGATCCCATTGTCCACTAGCTCGGACAAGCTATTCAATAAGCGTCCGATCTCTTCCTGCACGTATGTATAGCCCTTGCCCCAGCCGAAATCTTCGATCCCGTTCTTTTGGTGCTGTGAGCATACATAATCGACCGCGAGTTGTTCGGCCCAGTCGATCGTATCAATGACTAGCGTCTTACACGCGCCCGGGTTTGCCTTAATAAACGAGATCTCATTCTTGAGCATTGCCCAGCTCGTTGGCTTGTCCATACGGGCCACGTCCATATTATCGGTTGATCCTTCCGTATCGATGAATACTGGATCGGGAAATTGACTCGCAAAGCTAGACTTTCCGATCCCTTCCGGGCCATAGATCACGACTTTTTGCGCCCGTGCCTTCCTTCCTCTTGTGATTTGCATTTTTTAGTCCTCCTCGTCGTTGTCGCTCAAGAGCCCGCGAAGAAAGTTTTCAAAGTGCTTGCGTTTTGCCTTCTCAATCTTTTCGGTCAGATCTTCTGGTTCTTCTCCGTCGAGGGTCTTGAGTGTGTATTCTGCTTCTACGACCAAGATCTCACTCCCTAATCCTTGGGCGAGTGCTTTTAAGTCTTGACCGTCATTTTCAACGATCTCGAGCGAATCAATCAAATTAGTTGCAGCGT